CTTATGGTAATCTAGCAAAAACCTACTACATTTCAACGCCTACAGTAAAGCAAACGTCTAATATATACGAGGTTTATATGCAAGGCGACCAAAGAAAATGGCATTGGCTTTGCGAAAAATGCGAAGGGTGGATGCCAACTGATTTTCAAATAAACTTACCTAACAATAAAAGAGCTGGTATTGTATGGGAAACGGATGAAAACAATAAACTAATAAAAGAAAGTGTTAGATTTAAGTGTCCACATTGCGGCAATAAAGTTAGTCAAAAATCAAAACACTCATTAAACCAAAAAGGTAAATGGATTCCAACTGCTGAGCCGATTGAGGAAAATTATAAAAGCTATTATATTAATTCGCTTATCATACCACCTGGATTTTTTAGTTGGGTTGATTTAGTTAAGGAATTTTTAGAAGCGTGTCCACCAAAAAAACCTGTAAATATTGATTTGCTGAAAGTTTTTAACAACGTTAGGCTGGGCTTGCCCTTTGAGGAAAGAGGAGAGGCTCCAAAGATTATGCAATTAATGAAAAACACAGGTAAATATGAAATTGGCGAAATTCCTGATGAATTATCAAAAGAAGATGGAAATGGTGAGATTGTATTTATTTCACTTGCCGCTGATTTAGGTGGTATTATGAATAGTGATGAAGATGTAGAGGATGTTCGTATTGATTGGGCCATATCTGCATACGCTGCGAACGGTGTAAAATATTCAATCGATCAAGGGGCTATTGGAACCTTTAAAAGAAAACATACAAAATCTAAAAAAGAAATTGAAAGCGATGACCAAAGAAAAAAATATACTTACATGCACGGTCAAAAAAATAGTGTATGGCCTTTTTTAGAGAAAATTATAAAGAGTGATTTTATTGGGCAAAGCGGCACGGAATATATTATTAGCATTTCAATAATCGATACAGGACATTTTACGAGGTATGCGGATCAATTCATTAATATTTTTGATGGAAATAATCCTGTATATGGAATAAAAGGAAGGTCGGATAAAAAGTTTAGATCTGATTTAAAAGATACTCCAGCGGTTAAGAGGAGCAGAGAAAATCCTAAACTATATATAGCGGAGGTCGATCAGTTAAAAGATGAGCTAGCTAGTTATATGAAGCTCAGAAAAACAGATGATGGAACACAGCCAGCAGGGTTTATGAATTTTCCAACTCCTAGGGATGGCAAATATAGTTTTAAGGATTATTTTAAACATTTTGAAAGCGAGCAAAGAAAGGAAATAAAAGAGAACGGTCAAGTTGTAGGATACAAGTGGGATAAAAAAACTACAATGATTGAAAATCACTTTTGGGACGTTGAGATCTATAACATTGCCGCTCCTTACATCTACATGGATTTAATTAAGCGAAGCAATCCTTCAAAATTTAGGCATTTAGATTGGGCTAGCTTTGTGGAGTTTGTTGGAGATTGATGAAAATAGTCGTAAACTATATAATAAAAAAAATAAAAAGCTATTGTTAAACGCAATAGCTTTTTTTTATTATATTTGCTTTTATGGGAATAGTAGTTTACACCTTATCTGAATACATAACATCAAGAGAAACAAACAAGGCGAAGATTGAAGCTATAGAGCTTTTAATCGATTCTATGTATGATAAAATGATTGATGCTATTGATGATTCTGGAACAGCTTCTTATACTTTAGATGATGGGCAGATGAAAATTAGCACAGAATTTAGGTCTTTAGATCAAATAATTAAAGGAATACAAGCTTTAGAAACTCAGCTTCAAATGTATATTAACCGCTATAACGGCCGCACAACGATATTGAGAGGTCGGTTAAACTATTAATTTATGGCTTGGAATGACTTTTTTAAAAATAAATCTGATAAACCTAGCGAAGCTATCGGCAAAGATGCTCAGCAAAGCGAACTAAAAAAATTAGATCCTAATAGTTTTGGAGGTAATTACATGCCTGCTTTTCCTAGAACCAACAACCTAGTTTATTCTGCCGCTTTTGATGGTGAAAAAACTATTGGAGAGCTTGGTAATATTTACGATTTAAAGCCAGATCACTTAAAATTAAGGCTTCGAGCTTATGAATTAGACCTTAAAACTGATTTAGTTAAGCTAATTACTGGTAAATTCTTTAAATGGTGCGTTGGTACTGGTTTAAAGTTTGAATATGAGCCAGATAACGAGGTTTTGCAGTTATTAGGTTATCAGCAAGTAAGTGAGGATGATATTAATAAAAAAGAAAGGCTTTTTAATCTTTGGGCTAAATCTAAATTAAGCGATTATTCGGGAAGGCAAAATTTACACGCCAAAGCTAGTGATGCCTTTAAAACAGCTTTTTTAGGTGGGGATGCATTAATAGTAATGCGATTAGAGAAAACAGGAATAAAAATACAGTTAATAGACGGAGAACAGCTTGAGACTCCATTTAATGAGGATGGAAAAGGTAAAGAAAATAAAATAGTTGAAGGAGTTGAAGTTAATCCAAAAGGAGAGCATGTGGCTTTTTGGGTAAAAACTGACAAAAACAATAATTTAGCTGATTATGAAAGGCTGAAGGCTAAAGATTCAAGAGGTAATTTAATGGTGTGGATGATTTACGGCGATAAACACCGAGTTGATCACCATAGAGGTATTCCTAAGATTAGCTCAATGATGGAGAAGATTTCTAAGTTAGACAGGTTTGTTGAGGCTTCGGTTTCTAAGGCTGAAAAAATGGCCGATTTAGTTTATACTTTTGAGCATGATGACAATTCAACTGGAGAAAATCCGTTAGGAGGATTGGGAGCTAGAAAAATATCCAACGTTACCAATGAAGATAATACTTTTGAGGAAAGTGGTAGAACCGCTCAAGCCTTAAGGCAATCAACAAGCGGGCAAGTTCTTAACCTGCCGAGAGGGGCAAAATTGAAGTCCACAACAAACGAAAGTGAGGTAAGTTTTGACCCATTTCATAAGGCAATTATAAGATCCCTTTGCGCTTCAATAGACATACCGCCAGAATTTGCCAATCAAATGTTTGAACAGTCGTATAGCAGCTCCAGAGCGGCGATAAATATGTGGGAGTATATAATAGACATTTATAGGGAAAGCATCATTGTGGAGCAGTTCTACAAGCCAATAAACCGCTTCTGGTGCTACTATCAATATATGAAAGGAACTTTGGATAATTCTGGATATGACAGGGCCGTTGCAACAAGTGATGAAATGGCTTTGGAAGCTTATTATTCATCCAGATTTGTTGGTAAAAAAATGCAACACATAGATCCTTTTAAAGAGGCTAAAGCGATAAGATCATTACTTCAAGATAATAGCCCGTTAATCAGTAGGGAGCAGGCGACTCAGATGGCTAATGGTTCTGATTGGATAACAAATTACAATAAATACAAAAAAGAAAATTCAAACATCGAGTTAAAACCTTTATTGGAAGAGCCTAGAGAAACAAGAGAAGGAAAAGTAAACGGAAAAGGCGGCGGAGATATTGAATAAATAAAAGAAATAAAAAAATGGCTTCACAGACAACGTCAATAGCAGAAAATAAAAAAAAGATTTGGAGCGCAGATCTTCGCCCAAAAGTAGGTCAAAGCGTTACTCATTTAGGTAGGCAATGGGTAAGCTTATCTGGTGTAAATTCCGAGCCAACTTTAAGCAATATAAATGATTGGCTTTTGATTGGTAAAATTATTAATGAGCAAATTATCGCATCGGGAGGTAATTATAATAATTTGGAAATTAACGCTGAAATAATTCAATTCACTAACACCAACGCCCAAGCCATTGTTAATGGATTTAGTTTTGAAGCTTACAAAAGAATCACTTTAATAAATAATTCAGACTTTGATGTAAGGTTAAATGCTGAGGATACAAATTCAGATGAAAATAAAAGAATAAAACTACCTACAGGATTAACCAATATGGGTATTCAAGGAACTACCGAATTGGTTTATGTTGATTCTATTGAAAGGTGGCAAATAGTAGATTCTTTTGCTTCAAAATACAGGCCAGAGCATAGAGGTTTAGATGAATTTCAAGTTGAAGTTGTTGGACCAGGAGCTATTTCTGAAACCAGAGAAATTATTGAGTTGATCGTTTTTAGGGATGCTCAGACAACGGATATGACTAGAACGGGATTAGATGCGGCTTACCCTGATAAGAATAGAGGATTTCATGTGGTATGCAATCAAATATCAAAGACTTACATATTAGATGACACTAATACGAGTCCTAGTGGATGGCATTACTTAACTCACGGAACAGTTAGCGAATCTTAATTTAAAAGAAAATAAATGTATAGTGTAGGAGGTAAAATAGTATCAGTCGGAAATAAATTTCCAGAGTTCAGGATTAATACTTTAACATTTGAGGTTACTGGTGATAGATTTCCAAGCTTAACAAGCTCAAGCCTAGGGGTTTTCTTCATAGGTTTTTCATCTCCAATGTCATATAAAATAAACTATGGTGATGGAGTTGTTGATTCATTTAACAATCTAACAAATTACATTGTGCGTGGAAATAACCCCGAAGATGCTCACGAATATATTGACGGTAACACTTCTAACAGATTTGTAACTTTTGAATTTGAAGACTTAACAAAAATAGATGACATTACAATTAGATTCGCAAATGTAACAGGAAGTTTTCCTGTTGAAGTTGGTTTTATAAAAAACTTAAAACAATTAAGTTTAAGATCTACAAATTTCGACTCTTTTCCTACTTCTTTTTTTGACCTTAGAAACTTAAATACAATTATATTAAGAAGTGCTTTAAGTTTTAGCTTTCCAGCTATCTTTGATGGAATATTTTTAAATCCATTACAAACGTTAACGCTTGACAGCTCTTTTGATTTACAAGACCATATTAGCTCTAACTTCTTTAAAATAAATCAGCTTAGTGAAACCCTTACTTTTTTAAGTATTCAAAGGTGTAATTTAACTGACCTACCTGTTGAAATAGGGTCTTTAAAAAAACTAACTGATTTATGGGCTTTATTTAACAATTTTTCAGAGCTGCCTAAAGAAGTTTTGGAACTTCCAGAATTAAAAAACCTTAAAATAGGACAAGGAATAGTTAACGACCCGACTATGCTAGACCTTAGAAACCCTAATTGTAAAAAAATAGAAGAATTAATTCTTAGAATGAGTAACCTAGATTTTTCAGAAATTAGCATTAAGTGGTCTGGTTTAAAATCTTTAAAATCTTTACCTGTCTTTAATGATATGGCATCAACTGATTTAAGGTTTGATGAATTTACCGATCAAATGTATGATCTAGTTATTGAAAATGGATTTTTAGATACTTTATCACAAGAAGCCCAATTAAATGAATTTCCAGAACAATTTAGAGATATAGTATGGGGCGCTTCTAGCTTAACACAGACAGGAGCTGTAGAAGCACCAACTCAATTTGTACAAGGTTCAAATAATGGTAACCCAATAAATCAAGGGCAAAAAATATACGTTCTGGTTAACAATTATGGACATACAATAACAACATCTTAAAAATAAAAATATGGTACTTATTATCTACACAGAAAAAAAAATAGTGAGTGTTATAGAAGCACCCACAGAAGGTAGGACTCACCACACAATAGGTAGAATGGTTTTTCAAGGCACCTTAAAAGATGCCGAGGTATTCTTTGGAAACAAACAGTTTGATTTAAGTAAAATAGAGGATTATAAACAACAATAAATAAACAGAGCTTATGAATTTTTTTGACAAGATTATTAAAGAGAGATGGCACTTACACATTATTGTGGGCGCAGGTTTTGGATTGCTACTATTTGGAGCCTTTAGTTTGCTGGGCTTCTACAGCTCAACTAGATGGTGGGAGGAGATGGCTATTCAATTAGTTTTTGGAACTGTATTCGGATTGGCTTTTGAAATTATCCAGGACCACACTTCAGCAGTTTATTACCAAAAACTCGAGATTTTCTATAGGTTACACATTTTTGCAAGGAATAAAATCGTAGGGAGCAAAGCAGATGCTTTTGCCACTGGTATTGGTTTTGCTATTGTGGTTCCGCTTATTTACATTTTTATTTAATCAATATAATTTAATTTTATGAATCCCAACACTACTTATTTGGAGAAAATATTAGACTTTCACAACGGAGCCTTGGTCGTTATTGCTTTGGCTCCAAGTTGGGGAATAACTCAACTGTTTGAAATCATATT